GGTGGTGCTTTAATGGCAACAAGTAAACTTGGCATTGGAACTACAGCGTTAGCAGCTACAGGAGCCTCAATCGCTGGAGCATCAATCGGTGGTTTCATGGTTGGTATGTCTGCTCCTGCTGCATTAACAAAAATTAGTGGTACAACATTTAAAGATAATGCTCTTAATACGGTTGAAGCATTAAAGGCCTTAGAAACTCTTGATGCAAAAACATTAGGTGTTTTAGGTTTAATGGCTGGTGCTGGTGCTGCTATGATGACAGGCGGGAAAGGAAAGGTTGCTATTGCAAATGCAGGAAAGGCAGCAGCCGGTGCATCAATAATGGGTGCTGGTATTGGTGGTTTCATGGTTGGTATGACTGCAGCTGCTAAACTTGGTTCTCTTGCCAACGTTGATGGTAAAGCATTTAAAGATCAAGCTACAAATATTGCAGAAGGTTTAGGTGCATTTACTGGACCACAACAATTAGCTTTATCTGGGTTTATTATAGCTGGTGCTGGATTAGGTGCTGCAATGCCGTTAGCTGCTGCAGGTATGACAGCAATGGGAGCTGGTATTGGTGGTTTCTTTGCTGGTCTAGCTGGTGTTACTGGTATAGCCGCATTCTTAGGTGCTGATGGCGCTGCATTCGGTACGATGTTAAATCATATGGGGGGTGGATTAGCTGGATTTAACCAGGTTAATGGAGCAAATCTGACTAGTACTGGTCTTGGTTTAGTTTCATTAGGAGCTGGTATAGCCGCATTAGGAACAGCTTTGTTTGGAACTGGTACAGCTGATACTATAGGTGATACTTTTGATGGGTTTAGTAACTTTTTTAATATGGAATGGTTAAGTGGTAAGGCTGATAAAGACACAAGTGCCTCTGGTTTACAAACCATGATAGACAATATTGTTAAACCTATGGAAAGCTTAGCTACAATAGGTGACCTTACATTAGGTAAATCAGCTGATGGTATATCAAAGGTTGTAAATGTAATGAATCAATTAACTGGGATGCAATTAAAAGCAAGTAATTTTGAATTTACCAAATTTACTGATGATTTTGTATATATGGCTCATGGTATAGATGCTGCATTTAATGGTGGAAAATATGCAATGTATGGTGCAGGTAATGATCTAACTATTACAACAGGTTTAAAAAATCTTAGTTTAGAGAATTATCAAAATGCAGCTGGTGGAATTAGAGCATTACAAGAAGCACTAGGAGTTTCTAAAGTAGATTTAACAGGAAGTAATGGAAACATGAATGGTACTGGTGGTACTAACTTGTATAACACCTATAATAACTATTATTCATCAGAGGCCATTAAGTTTGATGCTGGTGGATCTTATAATAACTATTAAAAAAAAACCCGCCTTTCGACGGGTTCATAGATTAAGCTTCTGCCGCTAACTTAGCGAAATAACTCATAGTATCATCATTATCTGAATCAGCTCTTGCTATTGGATCAGCTGCTACTGCAACTGGGTCCGAAATAGAAGGTTCATCATTAAACGGTGAATCATCTACTGATTCTGCCATTGCTGATTTCTCTTGAGAAGTTCCAGCATCTTCACCTAAAACTCTAGTTAACTTAAGGTTAAGCTCACTATAAGATTTAAATGTTGAAGGATCAGTAAATTCTTTAACAGAATACTGTTTGTTGTATATTTCTTCCAATACAGAATCATCTGCATTCAAAGCTTCAGGACTACCAAATTCAGAACGATCATAATTACGGAATCCCGCAACTTGAGCAATCTTCATTTTAAAGTTAGCACCTTTCCACATATCAAATGGATTAACAGCAGTTTCATCTTCATACTGAGGTTGCATGCTATTCATAACCTTTTCAAAGATTTTAGCACCATAAGTATATAAGAATACCTTGCCGTTATTTTCAGGATTTTCAGGATCTGAAACAACACAAATATTTGACACATAATGTAAGCGACGCTTACGTTTCCGTGCAGTATCTTTATCTGCTTCTATACCTGTATTCCAAAGTTTAGAATTCATCTCCGACACAGGGTCATCTTTCTGAATAGTAGTCAGTGATTTCTCAACATACCATTGTCCAGTTGGTCCTTGGAAGAAGTGGTCCCAGTATTTAGCCCAAGGTAAGTCATCACCTTCGACTGTAGGTAAGAACCTAATAACGGCATAACCGTTACCTGCTTTATCTACTGTGGGTTTCCATTGACGATCATCGCCATATGATTTCTTTTCTGAGGTGCTTGAAGCCGCAGCTTGTAAATTGCTATCTATCGCACCGGCTTTGTTTTTTAAGTCTTGAAATGACATATTGTATCTCCTTTAAAAATTTATATTAATTTATATTTTTTTGTATCATTAATTAAAGACATCTAATACAATCTTTCTCATCTTACTATCATCGATCTTTAAGAAAGGTTGATATTTAGTTATCTTCTTATACAAATCAGGCCACATAATTGTTTCCGTGATTTGTTTATTGATTGACTCAATAAATCCTGTCAACCTATTTATTATACACACTGTCTCTAAAGACACCGTGTCTTCCAAATAATGATGAATGATCTTTGGATATGTTTCTTCTATCTCCAAAAGGGAATCAAACCCATCATCTGAAATTTCTTCTAATTCGTTTTTAAACAAATATGATATACTATCTATACGCTTTAAAAAGCTAGTGTATGTATCTTCATCTCTTATCATATCACCGGTAAATGTATTACCAGCTAATTGGTGTGATGCAAAATACAAAATTATATCATCCTTACTTTTAAATCTTTTTCCAATTTTTGTTAACTGAAATTTATCTGGCCTTTTCCAATAAGTTTTTTCAGTTACATTAGTTTTAAAATTATACTTCCAACAATCATAAGATCTATTAAAATGTAGATTAACGGCGTGATGTAGTATAAATGCTTCATATCCTGTCATTCTCATTGAGGTAATACATGTGTTGGATTACCACCCTGTAATAAATTAAGTTGCCTTGCTTCAAATTCAACATGTTCAACTATTTCTTTTGAGATTAATTTTTTGCTATCTCTTAAATCAATCTCGTTCTTTTCGCATACATTTATAACAGCATCCATATAGGGACAATCTTTATGTGTTCTAACATATGTTTCAACTAATCTTGAAAATGTCTTTTTATTGAGATCTTCAGTCATGTGATGTTTCCATCACTTCTTCCATTTTTGGTAAATCATCATTGATTTTCCTATCACCATTTTCATCATATGCTGGTGCTAGTGTTTCATGATATAATCTAATTTCTTCATCTTCACCATAAAAATCAAAGGGGTACATACCATCACGTAAGTATTGATTCAGCCCTCTTACATAAGCTTGGACTGAAGTTATCTTAGCTATGGCACCACGTTCATTTCGATGAACTGCCTTCTTTAGAACACTAACCTTGTCTTTCTGGGCCTTAATATAACGCTTTATGTTAACTACAGATAGACCATTGTCATCATCCAATGCAAGCACATTTTCAGCTATATTTTTATATGCTGCTGGCTTTTTAGCTGCTCTAGCCTTTGCTAGATTAGCTGCAGCTGCTACTTTTGCTTCTTCACTCATCTTACGTTTTGCCATAATGTGCTTCCTTTTTTATTTAATATAGTTATATTATATCATAGAAGTGGACTAAAGTAAACAGCTGCATTAAAATATTATGCTTTAAATTCAGCAGCTTCTTCTGAACCACCTGTTGCTGTGCCCTTTGTATATGAGTGAGCACCCATTCCTGCAAGGTCTCCAGCTTGTACAATAAGATACTCATCCCTAATAGGTTCTTCAGCAAAGAAACATTCTAAGATTTCTCTAACTCCATCAGCATATCTTGCTTGAGCTGATAGGGAAGTTCCAGATGTGTGTGGTGTCATTGCGTGGTGTGGCATTGTTCTCCATACATGATCATTAGGTGCTGGTTGTGGGAACCATACATCACCTGCATAGCCACTTAACTGGCCAGATTCTAATGCACGTGCAATGGCATCTTTGTCACAGATTTTACCTCTAGCAGTATTGATTATATAAGCACCTTTTTTACACTTACTGATTAGATCATCATTGAACATATGCTCAGTCTCAGGGTGTAGTGGACAACTAATGTTAATCACATCACAATGTGCAACCATAGATTCGAC